TAGATAAAGCAAGAGCTGAAAGATTACAAGCTCAAATCTTTATGTCACAAGCATATGCAGATCAAGCTGATGCAAAGAAAGGTCCTTCTGAAGAAGAATTAGCATTTAAATCTGCCATGGAAGAAGCGGCATCTAAATTAAAATAACATGAGAGTTCTTAAAAAAGGAGATCGTGGACGTGAAGTCCAGTCCATACAACAGAAACTCATGCTTAAAGAGGATGGTATATTTGGTGCAATAACTGAAAAGCATGTTATTAGATATCAATTGATGCATAATATGACAGCTGATGGAATCTGCGGATCAGAAATGTGGTCTCTTATATTACAACAACCAAATAAATGTACTGATGCAATAGATGAAGATGGTGATACCAAATCACAATACTTCAAAACCAACTTTGATCAGTATATTCATAAACACTTTCTACCTAAAGAAGAATATATAAAAGGTCCAATTAACAATGACTATATATTTATTCATCATACTGCTGGTAATTCAGATCCATATAAATGTATTGACCAATGGGGTAGAGATGCTAGAGGACGTATAGCCACTGAATTTGTATTAGGTGGTATCAATCATAAAAATGGAAACGATGAATATAATGGTGTAATGGTGCAAGCATTTCCAGAAGGTGCACAAGGATGGCATCTAGGAAAGACTGGTTCAGGATATATGAATCGTCACTCAGTAGGGTTAGAAGTATGTAACATGGGATACTTATCTGGTGAGAATAATAAAACATATGTGGGAAGCATATGCCAACCTAATCAAATAATTACATTAAAAGAACCTTTTAAAGGTCATATAAATTGGCATGCATATACTGATGACCAAATTAATGCAATGGAAAAATGGATTAGATATATTGGTGAAAGAGATCAGATAGATATTAGGATTGGTTTAAAACAATTTATTCAAAAGTACGGACCAACCAAAGGCTTTGATTTTCAAGAAGACGCTTTCTATGGAAAAATAAAAGGGTTATTAACTCATTCAAATGTTAGGAAGGATAAATCAGATATGTATCCTCATCCTAACCTTGTTGATATGATATTAAGTTTATAAGATGGCAATAGTAAATAAAGTAGATTTCAAAATTAAAGTTGATATGGATCAATGCATTCAATATCAACTTGTTACATATTGTTTTTTTAATAATATCCAAATAAGTAATTCTGATTTAAAGTTCTTATGTGAACTAGCAAAAAATAAAGATATTGAACTCACTAAATTTTGCAATGATGTAGTAGACTTAGGTATATTTAAAAGTTCTCAGTCTGCACGGAATGCTATAAATAAAGCTGAGAAAAAAACTTTGTTAAATAAAAAAGGTAAAAATAAAAAAACTATTGAAGTGAATAGTGCATTAACTTTACAAATAAAAGATTTAGTATTATTAGATTATAAAATTTTAGGTGATGAATCCAAAGTCTCATAAAGAACTAAAGAAAGGTATTGCTGAAGAAGTAGGTGTACATCCTCAAGTAGTGGAGGATTTAATATCTTTTTACTATGGAAAAGTAAGAAAAACTTTATCTCAATTAGAATTCCCAAGAGTTTATATACAAGGCTTAGGTACATTTCAATTAAGAAAAGCTAAGATTGAAAAAGCAATTAAGAAAAATAAAAGTATGTTAGGTAATGTAGCTAAAAGAACATACAATGGTTTTGCTAAAAGTGAAGATATTCAAAAGGATATAAATGAAATGGAGAATGCTTTAAAACAAATGGAAGAAGACATACTTAACAAAAAAGAATTTAAGAATAAATGAAAAAACCTTGGAAAAAATATCTTAATGCTTTCAAAAATGTAAATGAAATTGCAGAAGGAGTAAAAAATAACATGTTTAAGAAAGAACATATAGAAGCAATATTTACAGATAGATATCAAGTCTGCGTAGGATGCCCACTAATAGATCTTAAAGGAACAAGTTGTTTAGTTCCAGGATCTCAACCGTGTTGTTCTGATTGTGGATGTAGTTTTCATTTTAAATTAAGATCTCTGTCTTCCGAATGCCCTAAAGGTTATTGGTTGGCAGTAACATCAGAAGAAGAAGAAGAATTAATCAATCAACAAATTCAAAACAACAAGGATGCAAATTAATTATATATGCAATAACATAACTAGTAGTATTACAACTAACCAAAAGGGTGGTTATTGGTACTGCACAATATCTTAAACCATGGCAATAATTTTTAAAGAAGAAGGACATGTTTACGAAAGTAGTGATCAAGATAAAATTGATTGGACTAGTGTAACCTCTTTCATAGGTAAATTCAAACCTAAATTTGATAGAGATGGTCAAGCAAAAAGATCATCAAAAAATAAACGTTCAAAGTGGCATGGTATGACTCCAAAAGAAATACTTACTGCTTGGGATAATGAAACAGCTCGTGCAATAAAGCTTGGTAACTGGTATCATAACCAAAGAGAAGCTGACATGTTAGATTTTAAAACTATTGAGCGTAATGGAACTGAAGTACCAATTATAAAACCAGATATAGATAAAGATGGTGTAAAATATGCACCCAAACAAAAGCTTGAAGAAGGTGTATATCCAGAACATATGGTATATCTAAAATCTATGGCTTTATGTGGACAAGCGGATTTAGTTGAAGTAGTTAATGGGTATATCAATATACATGACTATAAAACAAATAAAGAAATTAAAGAAAAAGGATATACTAACTGGGAAGGTGTTACTAATAAGTTATATAAACCAGTTAATCATTTAGATGACTGTAATATCAAGCATTATAATCTACAATTGAGTATTTATGCGTATATTATTAAGAAGCATAACCCCAAATTAAAGATTGGTAAGTTAACAATACAACATGTTAAGTTTGAAACTGTGGGTGAAGATTCTAATGGTTATCCTATTAGCAAAATACTAAATGGAGAACCTGTATTAAAGGAAGTAAAGATATATGAATTACCATATTTAAAAGATGAAGTAAATTCATTAATGATATGGATTAAGGAAAATAGTATAAGCAATGGTAGTAGAAATATTTAGTATAGTAAAAAATCAAGAATCAATATTACCTATGTACTTTAAGCATTATAATAGTGTTTTTTCTAATCCTATTTTTAATATACACAACAATGGTTCTACTGATGATAGTATGAAATTATGCAAAGAACAGGGGTGTAATATAATTGAAGTATCTTATTCCGAAGGGTTGAATGATGAAGCACTTAAATGGCAAGTTGATTATGAAACTAGTTTGCAGTATACTAAGCAATTGAAAGATTATGGTGGTTTTTTAAAAAACCAACATGGTTATTTAAATGATAGAAAACATAATCCAAATGCTGATTGGATATTAATGTGTGATCCTGATGAATTGGTACAAATAACATCTGAGGATTTAAATAAGGAAGATGTAGATATTATAAGATTTACAGGATACCATATGGAGTACGACCCTCCAAATGATTTTTTTAAATCTACATACGGATATAAAGATACATATTGGAATAAACCTATACTATTTAAAAATGGGATAAAGATGAACTTTACTATGGGGGCACATTATTCTGCTCCAGTAAAAGAGCATGGTGGAGAGATCAAATATAATAAGGGTAAGTATCCTCTCTTACATTATTCTAGAAAAGGTGTATATGCAGAAAAGCTAAAACCTATGGATTCATATAAAACAAAATTAACACCAATAACACAAACCTGCAATGATAGTTAAATTATTTGATATACAAAATAGTAAGGTGGTACCTACAGAACACTGTTATACATTGCCTTTTTTAAAAGTAATAATGGATGATTATCCGGATACATACATGCAAGTATATCAATACATATTTTATATGAGTTGTCCTAATCCAGACTTAAATCCTTTCTTTAATTTACCTGAATATGAAAAGGAAGATATTATTATTGAAGAAATAAAATTAGAAGAATCTCCAGAAGATGGTAAAATTAGATATGCATTAGAAATGTGTAAAAAAATGTATGAGACACCAACATACAGGGCATATGTAGGTATTAAATCAATGCTTGATAGATTGGCTAAGTATATGGAAGTTACCGCAATAGAACACGGTAGAGATGGAAATATGAATTCTATGATTAATGCAGCAGCTAAGTTTGAGCAAATAAGATCTTCATATAAAGGAGCTTTTACGGATATGAAACAAGAACAAGAGAGTTCTGTTCGTGGAGGAGCTGGATTAGCATATGATCAATTATAATAATAACAAACCAAAATAATAAACAAAATGGAACAAATAGTAATACCAGTAGGAAAGAAATTATTAATAAAAGAAATAAAAGCTCAAAGTAAAACGGCATCAGGAATAATAATTCCTCAGATGGCTCAGAAAGCAACCTATAAGGGGGAAGTTGTAGGAGTAGGTTTGGGTATTGAAGAGATTTCAGTTGGAGATATAGTACAATATGCAGAACACGCTATGCCAACACCAATGACACATCAAGGTAGTGAACACTTATTAGTTCAAGAAGGAGATATATTTGCAATTGTAAGATATGAGTAGAATAATACCAACATATGATAATGGTAATTGGACCACTACAGAGTTTCCATCAGATGGAGATTTCCAAGAGTACATTTATGATCTATTTAAAGAACCAGGTAAATATATGTTTGATGAAACAAACTTACTATTTAATGCTGAGGCAAAAAGATTTAATAAAGAGGGTTTATATTGTGGTGCTCCATTTAGGTCAAAAGACTTTATAGCATATTGGGAAGATCAAAAGAATAAATGTAGAAAAGGAGTCATATATATAAATAATGGTAGAACATGGTTTCTAACTAGAGATTATTATATGTGGTTAAATTTCTTACCAATCTTTGATAAAGAAGAAAAAAAGTACGGTTTTGCAAAGGTGAGAGATGCTCAGTATCATATGGCATTGTACGAACTATTGGCAGAGTTAAATAACCAACATTCTGCTATACTAAAAAAACGTCAGATAGCTTCTTCATATTTTCATATGGGTAAGATTATTAATACATATTGGTTTGAAGAAGGAGCAACATGTAAGATTGGAGCATCTCTAAAAGATTATATTAATGATAAAGGATCATGGAAGTTCTTAGATGAATACAAAACATTTCTTAATGAGCATACTGCTTGGTATAGACCAAGTAATCCTGAAAAAGTATTACTATGGCAACAACAAATTGAAGTTAAGATAAATGGTAGAAAAACAGCAAGGGGATTAAAGTCTAAAATACAAGGTGCTTCTTTTGAGAAGAATGCAACAACTGGTGTAGGTGGACCTTGTAGTATTTTCTTCCATGAAGAAGCTGGGATTGCACCTAAGATGATGCAAACATATGAATACTTACGTCCTGCAATGTCATCTGGTATGGTAACGACAGGGATGTTTATTGCGGCTGGTTCTGTGGGGGATCTTGAACAATGTAACCCCTTGAAAGATATGATAATGAATCCAGTGGCAAATGATATATATGCTGTTGAAACTAACTTGATGGATGCAGATGGTACTATAGCTATGGCAGGTTTATTTATTCCAGAACAATGGTCGATGCCACCCTACATTGACGCTCATGGTAATTCTTTAATTGAAGAAGCAATAAAAGCAATTAAGATAGAGAGAAGTAGATGGAAGAGTGAGTTAGGACCTGAACAGTTTCAATTAAGAATATCACAGAAACCATTAAATATTGCAGAAGCATTTGCATATAGAAAAGCATCTGTATTTCCACAAGGTATTCTTAGTAAGCAAATAAAAAAGATTGAAGAAAAAACTTATCCATATGAACATCTGGAACTAGAAAGAGAACAAGATGGTATAATTGCTAAAAGAACAAGTAAATTACCTATATCCGAATTTCCAGTTAATAGAAAAGCCACAGATAAAACTGGCGTTTTAGTTGTTTGGGAAAGACCGGCTGCTAAGAGACCTGAATTTGGTGCATATTATGCTTCTATTGATCCAGTATCAGAAGGAAAGACTACTACTTCAGATTCATTGTGTAGTATTTTTGTATACAAGAATGCTGTTGAAGTAATTAGAACAACCGCTTCGGGAGATGTAGAACAGTTTATAGAGAAAGATAAGTTGGTTGCAGCATGGTGTGGTAGGTTTGATGACATCAATAAAACACACGAGAAGCTTGAACTAATTATAGAATGGTATAATGCTTGGACAATAGTAGAGAATAACATTTCTTTATTTATACAGCATATGATTGCAAGAAAGAAACAAAGATATTTGGTTCCTAAACAGCAAATATTATTCTTAAAAGATTTAGGTTCTAATAGAACTGTTTATCAAGAATATGGATGGAAGAATACAGGTACTCTATTTAAGAGTCATTTGATTTCCTATGCAATTGAATTTATTAGAGAGGCTATTGATGAAGAATTAGATGATGAGGGTAATGTTATGACACAAACATTAGGTGTTGAAAGAATACCTGATCCTATGTTATTAAAGGAAATGTTAGCATATTTTCCTGGGTTAAACGTTGATAGGTTAGTGGCCTTTGGTGCTTTAGTTGCATTTGTAAAGATTCAACAGTCTAATAGAGGATATACAAAAAGACGTGAATCAGAGACCAATTCTTTGGTAAATTCAGAAAAAATAAGTAAATTAAAGTATAGTTCACCCTTTAAGAATATAGGGCGTTCAAGAATGCCGGATAGTAATAGACCACGTAGATCCGGATTTAAAAATTATAAATAGACTTAACTAAATAAATACGGAATGAGAGTATTAAATGCAATGCAGTTAAAAAATGGTGCCAAATCAGAAGAAGGGTCATCATTTTCTAGTTTAACGCAACCAACACAGTTTTTACCTTACTCTCAGAAAACTGATGATTGGGCAGCATGGAATTTAGATTGGTTAGAATTACAAGGTATAGAATTTTTGCGTATTAATGCAAGAAGACTGCTGAAGAATTATAAATTAGCTAAAGGTATAATTGATAAGACAGATTATATAGTTGAACCAGATAATGATTACAAGGAAATGATGGATGTATTAACTCAAGAAAATGAGTCTGCATTAGAATTAAAATTCTATCCTATTATACCTAATGTAATTAACGTTCTTTCCGGTGAGTTTTCTAAAAGATTTTCTAAAGTACAATTTAGAGCAGTAGATGATACATCTTATAATGAGATGCTTGAACAAAAAAGAGAACAAGTTGAGGAATCTTTATTGGCTGATGCTGAGAGAACATTGGTGATGAAAATGGTTGAAATGGGTTTAGATCCAGCATCAGAAGAAGCACAACAACAACTTGATCCAGAGAATTTAAAAACATTACCAGAAATAGAAGACTTCTTTAGTAAGAATTATAGAAGCATGGTGGAAGAATGGGCAACTCATCAAAAAAATGTGGATGAAGAAAGATTTCACATGCAAGAGTTAGAAGAAAGAGGGTTTAGAGATATGCTTATTGCAGATAGAGAATTTTGGCATTTTAGAATGTTAGAAGATGATTATGATGTAGAGTTATGGAATCCCGTATTAACATTCTATCAAAAATCTCCAGATCAAAGATATATATCAGATTCAAATTACGTAGGTAAGTGTGACTTGATGACTGTATCAGATGTAGTAGATAAGTATGGATATTTAATGGATGAAAAACAATTATCTTCATTACAAAGAATTTATCCAGCAAGATCTGCAAAGTATCAAGTCAATGGATATCAGAATGATGGGTCTTATTATGATGCTTCTCAATCTCATGACTGGAATACACAAATGCCAGGGCTAGCATACAGACAGTATGTTAGTAATTATGCAAATAACCCAGGTTCCGGTGGAGATATAATTAGCGAGATACTTGATAACTCAGAAGATGCCACTCCATTAGATGAGGCAAACTTAATGAGAGTTTCTACAATATATTGGAAGACACAAAGAAAGGTTGGTCATTTAACTAAAATTGAAAATGATGGTTCAGTAATTCAAGAAATTATTGACGAAACATTCAAGCTTACTGAAAAAGCTGTTTATGATACAACAATATTTAAAAATAAAAGTAAAGAAAATTTACTACAAGGAGAACATATTGAATGGATATGGATTAATGAAACATGGGGTGGTGTTAAAGTAGGTCCAAATTTACCTGCTATGTGGAGATCTACTGTTGGAGATAATATTAACCCTATATATTTAGGTATTAATAGAACCAAACCTGGTAGGTTGCCATTTCAATTTAAAGGAAATAATACTTTATATGGATGCAAGTTACCTGTAGAAGGTAGAGTATTTTCAGATAGAAATACAAGATCTACATCTTTAGTGGATTTAATGAAAGCATATCAAGTTGGTTATAATATGGTTAATAATCAGATTGCCGATATTCTTATTGATGAATTAGGGACTATAATAATGTTTGATCAAAATGCATTACCTCGTCATTCAATGGGTGAAGATTGGGGTAAGAACAATTATGCTAAAGCATTTGTAGCAATGAAGGATTTCCAGATGTTGCCTTTAGATACATCTATAACTAATACAGAGAATGCTACTAACTTTAATCATTATCAAACTCTTAACATGGAGCAGACTAGTAGATTAATGTCAAGGATACAATTAGCTAATTACTTTAAGGAACAGTGTTTTGATGCTATAGGTATCAACCCACAACGTCTAGGAGGAGCAGTATCAGCTCAAACAGCAACTGGTGTAGTTAATGCTATGCAGCAATCATATGCACAGACAGAGAAGTATTTTGTTGAGCATTCTGACCAGTTGATGCCAAGAGTTCACCAAATGAGAACTGATTTAGCACAATACTATAATAGTACTAATCCTAGCGTTAGACTATCTTATATATCTTCAGAAGCAGAAAAAGTTAATTTTACTATTAATGGTACGGATTTATTACTTAGAGATTTTAATATATTTGCAACAACTAAAACTAATCATAGAGCTATTCTAGAGAATTTAAAGCAAATGGCTTTAACAAATAATACTAGTGGAGCAAGTATTTATGAATTAGGAAACATTGTCAAAGCAGATTCAATTGCTGAAGTATCTGATATATTAAAAGATTCTGAAACCAGAGTTGCTCAAGAGAGACAGCAAGATATGCAACAACAACAACAAATGCAAGAACAAGCTATTCAAGCAAGACAACAAGAAGAGCAAATGAAGTTGCAAGTGGAAATGACTGAAAATGAAAAAGATAGACAAAATAATGTACTAGTAACTGAAATTAAAGCAGCAGGGTTTGGATCAATGGTTGATATAAATCAAAATCAAGAATCAGATTATCAAGATGCAATGAAAGATATTAGAGAGACAGCTAGATACCAAGATCAAACAAATATGAAACGTGATGAAATGGCAGCTAAGAGTTCTATGGAAAATAGTAGATTACAAGTTGAAAGAGAAAAAATTAATGCTCAAAAATCAATTGCACAAACTAAACTTGATATAGCAAGAGAGAATAAAAACAAGTATGATTCACCAAAAGCAACCAAAAAGAAAGATAAAAAATAACTGTTAGCTATATACTGCAAAATACTTTTAATTTTATAACATATTATAAGTTTAATCCAAAACTTTATTGGTATATTATATATGTATAGTAAGTATGAATATTAAAACCAACAAATATTATGAATACAAAAACTGAGAATGTGAATAGTAAAGTAGAAACATTAGATATTAATTTAGATGAAATATTCAATGCTGCACCGAGTGGAGCAGATGTTATTACGTCTGATGAAAAATCAAATGTTAAACAGAAAAATATCTTTTCTGGTTTAAATGAAAAGTCTGATATGTCTTTTGCTGATCCTGATAAGGATGATAAAGATGATCTTGATGCAAAAATGAATGCTGTTACAGAAGATGAATCTGAAGATGAATCTGAAGAAAAATCCGAAGGAGAATCTGAAGGAGAAAAAAAACACAGTAAAGAAGAAAATATATCTGATGTGATTGATTCTTTAGATGAGATGGATGAGGAAGATGAAAAGAAAGCGAAGAGAGGTAGAAAACCAATTAATGGTATATCTGATGTCTTTGCAAAATTAATTAAGGATGATAAAATTGTTGCTTTTGATGATGATAAAGATTTAGCAGAATACAGTGCTAAAGATTGGGAAGAACTTATTGAAGCAAACTTAGAAGAAAGAGCTAATGAAGTAAGAAGAGAAACACCAAAGCAATTCTTTGAAAGTTTACCACAAGAACTTCAAGTAGCTGCAAGATATGTAGCGGATGGTGGTCAAGATTTAAAAGGATTATTTTCTACACTTGCACAGGTAGAAGGGCATAAGTCCTTAAATATTAAAAATGCAAGTGATCAGGAAACTATAATAAAGACTTTTTTAGGTGCTTCAGGTTTTGGAAGTGCAGAAGAAATTCAAGAAGAAATAGAAGTTTGGAAAGATTTAGGTAAACTAGAAGCACAGGCTGCAAAGTTTAAACCTAAATTAGATAAGATGCAAGACAAAGTTGTTGCTCAAAAACTTCAAGAACAGGAGTTAAAAAAGAGACAGCAAGAGAATGCATCTCAAGCATATATGAAAAATGTATATGAAACATTAAAAGGTGGTAATATTGGGGACTTAAAGGTTGATAAAAAAACACAAGCTATGTTATACAATGGCTTAGTGCAACCAAGTTATCCATCAGTAAGTGGTAGAAATACAAACTTACTTGGTCATCTATTAGAAAAATACCAATTTGTTGAACCGAATTATGGGTTAATATCTGAAGCACTATGGTTATTGCAAGATCCGGACGGATATAAATCAAAAATCATGGATAAAGGTGCACAGAAAACAATTGAGAAAACGGTAAGGAAACTTAAAACAGAGCAAGCTAATTCAGGAGGTGCTGCATCATTAGGTGTTAAAGGTAACGAACCTGCTGCAGCAAGAACTTCTGGTAAAAGAAAAATACAAAGATCCAACAATATTTTTAAAAGGATTTAACAATCAAATATATAAACAATAATTAATAATTAAAACAAGTAAAATTATGAGCACTCCAGTATTAAACAATGGAATTTTCCTAAGAGATACCAGCTATAAAGCTAGTTCTCACGTTGATTCTTATCATCTTACTCAAATGTTGGGTAACACTGAGCCAATGGATATGGGACCAATTGACTTATGGGCTATGACCCAAAAAGTAGAAATGCCTTTATATCAAATGGCATCATTTGGTGGAAAGAACACAATCATGGTAGACAACGCACGTGGTGAGTACAAATGGCAAACACCTATTGCACAAGATCTTCCTTACATTGTAGCAGACATTGAGCCTGCAAATTCTAACAAAGGTGTTGATGGAACACTATTTAAAATTAAAATTTCTAAAAGAACATTTGGTCATGGTGATATTATCACTTATGATAAGTACAATGGTTTAGAACTTTACATTACAGCTGACGATATTATCCCAGCAGGTGATGGTTTTGTTTACACTGTTCAATTAGTAAACAACAACAATGCAGCTATCTTGGATAACAAGTATTTAGCTAAAGGTACAAAATTCTTCAGAAAAGGTTCTGCAAGAGGTGAGTACGGAGAACGTTTCTCTGATATTGAAACTGGATCTGGTTTCCGTGAATTCTACAACTTTGTAGGTGGAGCTGAAGCACACGTTCATTATTCAATTTCTTCTAGAGCAGATTTAATGATCAAAGGTGGTTTAAACGCTGATGGTACTGTAC